CAACGGAACTGCTCTCTGAAGGCATTTGTGCGGACAGTGTTGAGTGCCGTAACCCGTAGGTGGTGATAGATGTCCTAAGAGATTCCCAATCATAATTGTACTCTGGTTCTACTAATTCATCTACGTCACTCTTATATGTATCTATCGGGAGAATTCCATCAGCATACTTTGTACGAGAGAAACCGTTGCAAGCACCCTTTTCTTTTGCAACCTGATTAGAAGATTTTAAGAGATAGTATTGGAACGCTTCTGTGATCTTATGAACTTCTTTTAGAGCATCTGGATCACTATACTTGTGTCCTTGTTTTGCAAGATAGTGAGCGAGACCAATGAACCCTACCCCAAGAGATCGACGGTCCTTTGTACTTCTTTCTGCAGCAGGAACAGGATAGTCTTGATACTCAATCAGTTCTTCTAGACCACGTACAGATAGATCACATAGTTCCTCCATCTCTTCAATGTTACGAAGTTTACCAACATTGACAGCAGAGAGAATACAGAGAGCAATCTCACCAGCAGTATCATCAATGTGATTGATGGGATCGGTTGGTAGTGTAATCTCTTGACAGAGATTAGACATGTTTACTTTATCCTTGAACGAAGAATGTTCGTTACAGTGGTCGATGTTCATGATATACAAACGACCAGTCTCTGCACGTTCCTTCAAGATGTTCAAGAAGAGTTCTTGTGCCCCGATAGTCTTTCTCGGAACAGACTCATCTCGTTCGTAACGAACATATAAGTCGTCAAACTTATCAGTCCCAAAAGCATCATAGAGACCCGGCGTATCATGCGGTGAGAAAAGGCTAACCTCTTCATTCTTGATGAAACGTTCGTAGAAAAGTTTTGAAATCTGGATCGAGTAGTCAAGTTTTCTGACACGATTATCCTCCGTTCCTTTGTTATTCTTCAGGACGATGATGTCTTCGATTTCTTGGTGCCAGATAGGAAAGTGAACTGTAGCAGAACCACCTCTGATGCCGTTTTGTGTGCAGCATCGAACAGTTGATTCAAACTTTTTAAGGAAGGGGACAACACCTGTGTGTTGTACCTCGCCGCCTCTAATCTTAGAATTGATCCCACGAATTCTACCTGCGTTAATACCAATACCAGCCCTTTGTGCGACGTATTTACCAATAGCCATATCACTGCTAAAGATACTATCGAGGGTGTCATCAACATCAACGAGAACACAAGATGCAAATTGACGCAAGGATGTTCTGACCCCAGCCATGATTGGTGTTGGGATGTTGATTTTGTGCTTTGAGATTGCATTGTAGTATCTTCGGACGTAATCCAACCTAGTATCTTGTGGATAATCCTGGAACAGAGTTACAGCAATTAGAAGATACATGTACTGAGGAGTCTCGTAAATCTTACTAGTGCTCCTGTCTTGGACTAGGTATTTATCTACAACCTGTCTCAAACCAGCATATGTAAACAGATAATCACGACCATGATCGATCATCTTATCGATTACAAACCACTCACCCTCAGTATACTTATTGTAAATTTTAGAGTCGTAAATATTTTCATTGTTCTTCAAATGCTCAGATACTGGTGGAAAACTTTCTTTCCAACCATCACCAAATACTTGTTTGTAAAGACCGAAGAGAAGCAAACGAGCAGCAACAAACTGATAGTTTGGATTGTCTAGACTAATTAAATCACTAGCAGATTTAACTAGGATTTCTTGGATTTCACTTGTAGTGATACCGTCATAAAATTGAATACCAGATTGAATTTCTACCTGTGATGGAGATACACCTGCTAATCCATCACATGCACAATCGACCATAGCATGGATCTTGTCAAGATTCAGAGACTCAAGTTCTCCATTTCGCTTTTGTACTTTGGTGCCATTTGTCATACTTTTTTCCACTCGTTTAGTTTAATTGTTGCTTCTAAGCCTTGGTACGTGTTGCATTCTACCAGAGATTGAACATCATGTCCAGCAAGTGTCATGTCATTCAGATCTTTTTGTTTAATAGTTTTAGGAAAGATTACTACCTTATGTCCGCCCCTGATCGCTGTCGCAATCTTATCAACAATCTGTCTCGATCGTGGTTCGTTGTCGTAGGTGTATACGAATCGATAATCGTAACTGCTAAGGTCAACATCGCTACCACACATAGCAATAGCGTTGGTAATGAAATAACTGTCAAAGGGTCCTTCTGTGACATAAACTTTTTCGGTCGGGTTTACTCTATCTAATCCAAATACTTTAGGATGTGATTCATCTATCATTATAGTAATGTATCTGAGTTTTGCATCTTTCTGTAAAGATCTACCCTGATACCCAATCATGTTCCCATTTAGGTCTAACAAAGGAATTACAATTCTACCTTCCTTAAACGTATTAGTTGTTCCGGCCCACTTATTGAAATCTTCAGCATAGTACAGGGTATGGTAATATTTTTCTGGTATGTGCCTGTTTGCAAGATATTCTCTGGCGGGATGTTCTTTATTTAGTTCTGATATTTTCCTCAAACTTTTTAAGTTTTCGGATCGTGAAAATACTGGTTTCTCAAATTCAAACTTAGGACTAGCAGTGTTAGTACCCTTACCAGTAAGTCCACGTTTATACCTCTCCATGACATACTCATCATGAAGTGTTACATCCATGTCTTTCAAAAAATTCGCAAGAGTTCTACCAACACCACAGTTGTGGCATTTGTAAACCATATCTGATTTCTTCAGAAAGAAAAACCCTCTTGCACGATTCTTGTTCTTCTTAGAATCGCCACAATAGGGACAACGGAAATTATAGAGGTAGTCTTTCTTCTTTGAAAATTTTTCTAGACGAGGGGAAATAATATTAATATACTTCAGATCAATAAAGGACATTACATGGGGTTCACTCGTTCCACTACTGTACCATAGACCATAGAAGTTGTCAATGGTTTCTGAGGAAGTGAAAGGATCGATCCAAACAGTTCAGCTGACTTTAGGATAACCACTGCAGCTGTAGCAACACCAATAGTAACCCACCTAAACTTTGATAGTTGATCTACTTTCTTTTCCAGATCTTCTAAGTTATGTTCTACTCTAGTGATCAATTGTAGGATTGCTTGATCAGATTTATCAGACTCATCTAATCTATTTTCATGACGTTCCAATACAATAGCAATTCTTTGGTTACCCTCAGAAATTTTATCGACAGCAGATTCCAACTTCGATAACATCTCTCTAGAAAGATCTTCGTAGATGTCAAGTTTAGATTCTAATACTGCCACTTTTGAATTCGGGGTAAACATTTTAAGTTCTAGATTGAGCGAAAGCTTTTACTTTTTCGTATGCAGTGGTAGAAGAATTAATAGATGTAATCATCTTAACTCTATTACTTGCATTTAAATTTTGATATAGATTTACTATTTTACCAGCTTCAGATGGTTCTACCGGTTGTTTACTACCATCATCAAATTGAACTGTTCCAGTTCCACCGGCCATAGCAATCTTTTTAAGTTGATCAATAACTTTACCACCACTTTCTTGAAGCGCTTCCAACTCTTCTTCTAGTGATTTAGTTTGATTCTTGAGTTTCTGTTCTAGTCTTTGTTGTCTTCTCTTTAACAACTTTGCAACAAACTCCCTGACATCCTTGCGTCTGCCGTCATACTTTTTCTTTTTTCTGACTGGAGGTTCATCTGGAGGAAGTCCAGCAATAGCACCACCTGTAGCACTATTTGTGGGCATGGCACCACCGCCACCGATAGAGTCTTCCCACATACTATAGACATCTTTTTTATCCATTATAATTTATTTAACTCTTGTAAACAGAACTCATCAAGTTCAACATTAGACATACTACTTTCATCTATCCTATTTAAAAATACTAGGATAGATTTTAATGAAGACCAATACTCTCGTTCAAGTTTGAAAAAAAGTAATGGTGTTCCAGCATCACCAAAAATATTATAGATTATAATTATATGATTTAATAAGAGATGAGTTTTAAGATCACCAGTTTTTATATACTTTTTTAGTAGTCGTTTGATGTATTTGAATCTTTTCAGATCCTCGTAAAAATCATCTCTTGTCGAACAATGGGGATTGTCATAATGTTTTATAGCGAATAATAAAAAATTATTTTCATTCAATTCAGTAAATTTCATATAATATAATCATCAAGAAACGAACGTTAGAGTTGCAGCGTTAGATGTGACTTCAGCAGCACCCTTAGAGGTGGTAATCTTAACTCTATACTGGTTACCAGTTGCAGCAGCAGTCTGACCAGTCAATGCGAGAGATGCACTGGTTGCACCAGAGACGTTAGCAAAACGACCAGAGGAACTGGTTCTCTTCTGCCACTGATATGCAAGCGTACCAGATGCAGATGCAGTTGCAGAAACAGAGAATGTTGCACCACCACTAGATGTGTTCTGGTTAGCAGGTTGAGTACCAATGGTAATGGTCTCAATAACATCTGCTGCGACTGTATCGTCTGCGGAGTCACCTGCAGCAGCTGCAGTTGCGTGAACGAATGCAAGACATTCTGCCTTATGGCGGGTTCTACCAGAAACATCAGTATATGTTCTATATAACCACCAACCAGGTCCAGTGATACCACGTGCTTTGTTTGATGCAACATCTTTCTCGGTGTTGTCAACAAAGATTAATTGGTAATCGGTGATAGAATCTCCACCTTTAATTACGAACTCAGCAACCTTTTTAGGTGGAGTGCGTCTTACTGCACCAGCAAGTCCAGAATTAGTTGCAGCTGCATATGCTTTATGTAGTTCAATTGAAGTGGTGGAAGTTACTGTTCTAACGATATAATTAACTCCACCTAAAACTAGAACATCACCTTCTTCTACTGTATCAGCAGCGTTCTTAGTGACTGTTGCGCTTGTTTGTGTGACACCTACATTATTTGCAAAAGTTGCGGCATCTATTTTTCCAAAAATTGCCATTGGTCTCCTTATAAGTTTGTATTCCTATATCTTATTTATAAAGAAGGGGACGTAAGTCCCCTAGAATCACTCTTCATCTCTTGCGAGAATTGCTTTTTCAACTACAGCAAGTAGTTGATCATCCATATCGGTTTTAGTTAATTTAACAGCCTTCTTGAGAATAACAAGGCAAATCTCAACTAACTTTTCACCTAACTCTTCGTTTTCGGGAATTTTAGCGACAGCATCAGAAATGATTTTTGATGCAAGGGGGAGTAAAATTGAAAGCATTATCTTATAACATAGGCCTCAATTATTTATCCCCTTTTATTTTACATCAGGACTCTTTTGGTTTTGAAAGTTTCTTGAAATCTGAAAGTGATTTCTTTTCTTTCTTTCTCTTAAGAGTCGTGTTCTCAATCTCCTGACCATAATCAACAGAACGTGTTGACATATCAACTTCTTGAATGTCTTCCGTCTCTTCCATATGCATGTCAGTTGATTTCTTCTTGGAAGTTGCTCTCTGTTGTAAAGCAAGTTTCTGCTTATTAAGCATTAGTTGCTTTCTCTGAACCTGTTGCTTTTTAGCAACATCTGCATCCTCAGTAACCTTCTTGACTTCAGGGTTGATAATTACATTACCTTTCTTTTTACCCTTGATCTCCACCATCGCTTCATCAATCTCTTCATCCTCTTTAACACAGTTAGGAACTACTTTACCATCTTTGGTTTTGGTTCCTTGTGCTTTGTAACCTTTCCAGCACTTAGAAGCACCAACGTTCTTACGTGCTTGTTTCATACTTTCAACAACTTCATTCTTTTCATCGTTGATAGCATGTTCATGCATCTCAGAAACTAATGTAGTTAGATCATGTACAGATACATTCTCTTCAATACCATGTGCAAAAATAACATCATAGTGAGAGATACGACCGTTTTCATCTAGAGTATGCATCTCTTTGATACACTCACCTGTACCCCACTCAGCATGTTCAACCTTAGAAGAACAATTGTGAGTTACTTTATAACCCTTTCCTTTGCACTCATCACATCCTTTACCGGAACACTTCTTACATGCAACCTTACCTTCGACGAGAGAAAGAGAATCAGAAAGATTTATTACTTCCTCTTTACGAGTATCTTTACCATCTGCTTTCTTACCCTTTGCACGTTGGATAGCATTGTGGACTGCACCTGCATGTTCCTTAGAACCAGATTCAATCTTGCCATCACCATCATAATCCTTAGCAGCTTTCTTCTCTAGAACTACTTCTTCCTTGGTGGTCTTTTTAGCATAGATTGCTTTCTCACCATATTTCTTCTTAAGATCACCAGCGACCTTATCAAATGCAGACATTCCACTCGATGGTTTCTTACCTGCAAGATTTGGTTTACCTGGTGCTTTGTTGTAACGATTGTTTCCATCAACACCACCACGTTCCATGCGGCGATCTTTCAATCTATCTGCACCTTCCTCATTAACAACTTCCTCTTTCTTGAGGTTTGCTTTCTGCATCTTCAAATATGCTCTATCTTTATTATTCATACGAGCCTGACCTTGTGGTTTCTTAGAACCACCAGCAGGATTAGGACCAGTATTTTTTGCCCTATAAGAGTAGTTTGCACCACTACCCTTAGAGTCACCGGAGATCATCTTACCAGCAGGAGAGCGAGAGTCCTGATACTGTTTCTCAGTCTGACCATGCTTGCCTTTGTAGAGTTCATCTACTTGCTCAACCTCTTCCTTATTCATCTTTCTCTGTTTCTTCTCAAGTTCATTCTTCTTGAGAACTTTATCTTTAATCTTTTGTTTGATTTCAGGACGTGAAGAAACTCCATACACACCAGCGGTAGGAGCACTAAACTTACCTCCCTGGTTATGAATCGCAACATCCATATATGATGTGGAAGATTCATCTAAAACATGCATAGCGTAATCTAAAGTTACACCATGGAGGTTTTCTCTCAAATAAGCTTCTGTTAATTCTTCATCAGAATTATACATCTTAAGACCTTGCTCAACGAATCTTTCTGCACGGAAGAGTTGAGAAGGTTCTAAAGTAATAAAGGAGGCAATTTTAGATAGGTCCATTAGATATACTTTTGTTTTAATACTATTTAGTGGTCTTTTTCTTTACAGATTTAGTAACTGGAGGAGTTCCAGGTTCGGGTACAGGCTTACCTGTAAATGACTGTACCTCCTCTCCAGGAGTTAGTTGTTGCAATGCAATACGGTATGCATCAGTACCAACTTCCCAGTGTACTTTCTCCTCTCTATATCTCTTTAATTTATCCCAGGTTGATTCATTAACTTTTTTCTTTTTCTTTCTAACTATTGGATCAATTGTTTGTTTGGGATCTAACCTATTTTTTAATTGTTGAGGAACTTCATTCCAGGGAATTGTATATTTAATAGGAATTCCAAAAGAGTCATCATCTGGATTTAAACCTTTTGATTGTGCTCTTCTATTTCCAATATCTACTAATCTATCTGCAGTATTTTGAAGTGCTGCACCAATTCCAAGACCCAACGAACCAAGGGCACCAATATTTGTATTTTTATTAAAGTTAAAAGTATCTGTAACTTCTATGCCATTTGGAGTTGCCCTATAGTTAAATTGTCCAAGAGATAATCTAACAGGCAAATCCCCAAATGCTTGTGGAGCACCTAAGGGACCTGGAAGCATATCTTTAGTATATGCTAAAGATTGAACAGCACCAGGTGTACTGGAACGTCGAATAAGATCTAATACCCTTCTATCAAAATTGTATCCGGGAGATTTTGTTATAGGAGTATAATCACCTTTCGCATATCTAAGAGCCATATCTCCAGCAAATCCATATCCAGGCATGACATTATTAACGCCCTTTGGAAGCATCTCTAAATTTTTAATAAAGTTTTCATCGTCTTGACTAATTTCCATATTAGGAATAGATGATGGATCTGCAGAAGCAACCTTTGTAATCTCTCTTCCCATTTTAAATGGATCATAATTAATGGCTGGAAAACCTCCAGCCCTCGCACCCATCATATAATCAGCACCAATTTTCTCAGAGTATTCATTTGATGCATCCAACTGAGGATTGACATCTCTATATTGATTTCTCCTAGGCATAAGATATTCTTGTTCTACTGGTGCGGTTGGTGGTTTACCAATCTCTAGTTTGACAGAACTTACAATTTGAGAATTTGTTACTTCATAATCTATATCGTTAAGATCATGGACAATATCCATTGGTTCAGAAGCATTGGGATGCTGTCTTAACTTTACAACCTTAACATTATTAGTCCAGTTCGTAATATTTGCATCTGAGACAGTTGGAATAATAGCAACAACAGTTCCATCACCCAATTTCTTTACCCACTTTTTACTTGCTCTCATATCTTCCCAACTAGTTCCAAAAGATCTGAGAGTATCTTTTATCGACTGAAAGTTGGCGTCTTCTTTTTTTCTAAACTCGTCAAGTTGTTGCTGAAATTCTTCTTGTGCCTTTTTATATTTTGGATTTAATTTTGGGGCAACATATCCCTGAAGTCCAATCTGATTAAAAGGTGGAGGATTTGTCGTATGAACCTCACCAAATCCCTGGTCAACAGTTATACTAGTTGGATAATTTTCAGGACCATTAAGAGCAGAATATGTAAATGTAATTGGCTCTCCAGTCTGATAATTTACCTGTTGTTCTCCACCAGAAAAATATCCAAATGTTGTAGTAGCACTATTGGTTGGTCCAGATGCTATAGGAACCCATTCACCAAATTCTTTAAGAATTTTTTTTTCTGGTACATAATGTACCTTTTCAGTAATATTAATTAACCACTGTCTAAATGTTCTTTCTTCCTCATCCATCATAATAATATAGTTTGGTCCTCTAACAATAATTTCACCTTCAACACCAGTAGTCAAACTCTCTACAATATCACCAACGTTGAAAATATTTTCTTGGTAATACTCTTCGCGTAATGTATTATAATCTAACTTAGGAGCAATCTGCCATAGATCCTCCTCAATGTTCATAGATCTACGAAGTTGTTTGTAGATAGATTTTGCTTCTGATGATTTAAGATCTTTAGGGAGACCTTTTTTAAATGCATCATAATCATTATCAGCGGCTGCTTTTCTCATCTTAGATGCAGACATCCCCTCTACATCATCAGACTTCTCATCTCTAGCACCTGCACTAATAACATCTAACTTACCAAAGTTATATGTCTTACCATTATACTTACTAGTAATATTCGAGAACTCTTTTACACGGTCATCACCAACAACAACTTTCACATTATCATATCCTTTACCATGCAAATCTTTTAGCACATCAAAGATATTTTTACCAGAACCAGGATCATTTGCAATATTACTTGCATGATGAGGGAACATTGTACTCATCACATTATGTTTAGTGGACAAATCAAAAGGATTTTTCTTCTCATCTTGACTATGACTTGGGTAAATCATGTAGTCAGAACCATCTTTATATGCTTCATCAGAAACTCTGTCCATGAGTTTTTGATGTCCAATGTGTGGAGGATTAAATCTTCCAAACGTAATTACAATAGATGGTCCTCCCTCATTCCTAGGAACTTGGGATGTATCCTTATCATCAGATTTTTCTGATGATTGTTTTTCTTGTGCAGGAGCTTCTTGAGCAGGAGCTTGTTGTGCTTGTTTTGCTTTTGAAGCAAACTGTTGTAAGGTTTGAACGTCAGCAACTGACTGTGGACCATTTAATGGTTCTCCAGTTTTAAGTTTCTGTTGTTCTGCCTTAGAGATTGTTTTTAAACGTTCTCCACCTTCAGCTTTAGCAACAATAGTTCCAGATTTATCTGCATAGTAGCCTTTGCCAGTATGAGTTAAACCTTTCTTTTCCGCTTCTAATCCTGCTTTGGTTCTCGCTTCTCCAAAAAAGTTGCTAAAAGATTTCATTAAAATGAGTGCAAGTATAAGCTATAAACTATTTATTTGTCCCAGTTCTTATCAACTGTAAAGTTAGCAACCGAGAACTCAAGTCTATCAACTAGTTTTGTTGCACGACCAGATTTAATTGCAACGAATCCTTCTGGTGCAGTAACACGATATCCATTTCCATCTTTAATAAACGTACCAATATCCTTTACCTTCTCCAACTGACGAACCACCATTAGTTTTGCGGTAGAGAGATTCTTATATGCAGCAACAGTCATGTAGATAGAACGTTGGTTTGCAGCAATAAACTTCATACCATCATCTTTGAGTTTAGTCCACTTCTCTTTTGCTTTTTCAGTTTTCTTTTTGTCTATCTCTTTATCAATCAAACTAGCATAGTATTTTGCAAAGTCACCTACAACTTTATTGGTGGATGGAATAGCACTCCCACCACGAATGTAAGTATTAAAGAACTGTTTGAAGATTGCATTAAAAGCAAAACGATCAGATCCTTTCATCACGTCAAGGAACTTAGATGCTTGTTTCAATGAACCATCTGCACGATTTACTGCAGATTTAAACTTCATCAACTCTTGAGGAGTAAAGTTTGCAACACCACTTGTATCACTGAAGTCGGAAGAGAAAACAGCAATATCATCATGTCCCTGATAAGGAGATACATCAACACCAAATCCTGCCGACATCCCTTCCATAGTAGAACCAGAATAAGTGGTATGGAAAACAATACCAATCTTAGAATTATTAACACGCTTACCAAGTTCTGTATCCAACGGTATTGCATATGTAATAGTATTAGGAGTAAAAGTTACACAACGCTTTCCACCAACATTAGTAACGGACTTAGTATTTTCTGTAAACAGGAGGTCACCTTGGATAACACCATCTATATCTAATTTAGAAAGATAAGTTAGACAGTCTTTAAGAATTTGATTGAGACCACCACTAGGATAAAATTTATCAACACCCTTTTCACTAACACATACCTTAGGATTGGTTTTAGCAAATACAGATTTATTTCCTACAAAGAACATACCAGTAGCAGGATCAGTCCCACAAATAATTGCAGGTGCTCCATCCCACTTTGTAGTGATATTAATTGATTTACTTTTGTCCCCCTGAGTTAACATGGAACCCAGTGACTTTAAAAAAGCAATAGCAGACTTACCTCCCTCTGATCCAAGATTGAGGATGTCGTCTTCGAGGTGTTCTAGGTGTGTGTTTTTTGCCATGAGTATATTATACTACAGTTGATTCTGGTTGTCAAGCCCTACATTACTTTTGCATAGACCGCTGAGAGCTCACTCTGCGATGCTGCATAAAAATACCATGCTCGAACTAACTCTGTTTTTTCGGTATCAGACAAACCCGATAATATTTCAATAAGTTTTAAGTTTATATATTTTGAATATCTCCAAGATTTACTTTTCCTTGCTATGTCAGATAGAGTTTGATCATCATCAACAAAGTCTTTCATAAGAGTTGTAGATTTATATTTTTTAGCTAAATCAAATATTTCCTGAGTAACCTTAACCCTATCATTATGAGTAGGTTCAGACCTCTGTTTTAATGTAGCATGTTTTGACATATTTCCTACACCAAGTTCTTTTCGGAATAGTTGTTTTAGATAACCATCAACAACACCACCACCAATCTTACCTTGAGCTGCAGACAATCCTTTTATTTCTCCTTGCCATGAATCACCTTTACCACTAGTATCTCTAAATTGAATTTGATCTTTAATATTATTTCCCCACTTCAAATAAAAATCAATTGAATCAAAAGAACCACTGAGTTCTCTAAATTTAACTTGACTTACATCTTTTGGTACATCCTTATGATTTTTGACAGACCAATTTCCATTTGCAGTTTCAATTTTTTTCAAAGATATGCCAATGAGATCTCTTGAATCAAATAACTCTTGTATTACTTGATTTAAACATTCTATGGTATTGGAATTTTTTATTCTATCCAACCCATTACTAATAAAATCATTACTCATCAAGTATATGTCTGCTGGTGTCCACTTATTAATATCAGAAAATGCTGGTCCACCTGTTATATTTTTATTACAAGCAGAAAATGCATTTTCTATATCTTTTACAGTTTTACTTCCTCTATGAAAAGTATATACTTTAGTTGTATTGTTTACCTTTTCATATATTAAATTAGCACCTTTTACATGAGAATCATACCAAGTTGGATCAACCATCAATAATTGTTCTAAATCATTATTCCACAAAGTAGTAGGATTTATATCACAGTTTGGAAGAACTGTTTCTAAATCAGCCATACTCCAATTATCTTTACTTAAGTCGTTATTTCTAGACCATCTTAAAGCACAAAACAAAGCTTGTGTTGATTCATTCTTTGCCGTTTCATCACTACCACCACCAGAACCAGATCCAACTGGTTTTATATCCAATCTTATTTTCTCTCCAACTGATGCATCAGCTGGATTCATTGGTATCTCAATTCGATTACCGTCTCTATTATGAACAATTTTTTTAGTGTCTAATGCAGAAGATACTTGACGGGTTGCTAATTCACGATTTGATTTTTTAACCAAAACTTTCATTTGAAATTTTATCTTCGACCTTTCCCCACCCAATTTAACATTATCTAAAACATAATAGGCATAGTCATCCGAACCCAAACAATCAAAGATTTTAAGGACTTTATCCTTTAAAGGTCCCTGGAGAATTGGTGGACTGGTATTTTTCTTTGATCCTCGTTTAGCCATAAAAAAGAGGGGAGTTCTTCCCCTCTATTTATTCTTCTTTCTTAACACTCTTGGATCCAGAGAGAATCCAATGAGTGTATGTTTTAGGGCCTCTCTGATACCGGGATCAGATATCCCCTTCTCGTCGGTTCTCTGAACGGACGACTTCAAACGCACCTTCTGGATAGCGCGCCGACAGTTTGTTAACATTTCGGATAACGATGTCATCAAGTGAAACTCCAAGTGCCATACATGCTTGGGCAACATACCACATGACATCTCCAAGCTCGACAATCATGTGTTCGCGATTTGCTTCATTGTAGGGTTTACCCTGGAAACAAATCTTCTTTACAATTTCAGTGAACTCACCACCTTCAGCACCAATACCAACACCAGCAGTCAGAAGACGTTGGACATCAACACCTTGATCCTGAAGTTCACCAATACGTTCGATAAAACTGTCGGTATATCGAGATGCATCAGAGGTTACCTCATTTACAAAATCAAAATAACGATTGTAATCCACACTGACTTTTGGTTCAGCTACAGGAACATTCTCCAACGTTGCACCAGTGTCGGGATCAAAGAGGTCAACAACTTTACTCATACCTTAAAACCATCAAAACTACGGAACTTTTTATCTAAGCGGTCAGTGTAATCATCTTCCTGACCTGAATCAACAATGTTCTGTTGAGCACTGTCTTCAACATCATACAACTTCATCTTCGATCTGTCAATACCCACAACAAATCTTTTGTTAGAATTGTTGTCGTTATATCGATTCTTCAACTGTTTGACCATGATCTGATTCATCTCTTCAAGTTCTTCTGTAGAGATCAATGCAAACATAAGGTCAGCAGTAGCAGGGAGACCGAAAGACTCACTGGTATCTGTGAGTTCAACATCAGAACTACCATAACCAGAACGAGTTGTTTGTGTAGCGGAAACAATTGGTACATTGTATTCTACAGCAAGACCACGAATTTCTTCTGCGATTGCTTTGATAAAGGTGTATGAGTTGACAATACCACCTTTAAATCTACTAGAGGAACAAATGTTCAAATAGTCAATGAAGATAATATCAGGAGCGAATCCTTTCTTCAATCCAAGTTCATTCAACAAACTTTTGAAGTGTCCTGAATGTGCAGACGCAGTAGGATACTCTTTGATGATAAGAGTTCCTTGTGTCTTCTTCAATACCTTCTGGACTTTTGTATCATACATTGGTTTGGGTAGATCAACCAAACCTCTGATATCTAGGTTGAAAAGATTTGCATCAATACGTTCTGCAATTCTTTCCTCTGCCATCTCCAGAGTAATATACAATACATTTTTACCATCCAACAAACAACTAGCGGCTTGGTGACACATAAACAGTGACTTACCAACACCAGTTCCTGCAAGTGCAATGTTCAACGTTTTACGTGGTAGTCCCCCCTTTGTAATTTTGTTGAACATCTGTAGATCAAATTCGATCTTATCTTCTTTGCGATGATAAAATTCATATCGAGCATCTGCATCTCCAAAGTAATCGTGACCAACATGATCATCAAACGATATACTTAGAGCTTCAGAGAGGATAGATGGGATTGCATCACGACTCTTTGTCTTATCATTACCATCTGCAATCTTCACAGATTCCATCAAAGCAAGATAGACTGCACGTTCTTTACACCACTTCTCAGTAGTATCAATCAACCATTCTTGTTCTAGTTTTTCCTCACGGAAAACATTTAGAACTTCAATGCATTCTTTGTAGACCTCTTCCGAGATATCTTTTCTGTTCTCAATCTCAATGCTGAGAACAGATTTGGTCGGAAGAGTTCCATATGTTGTGATGTAAGAATTAATTTCACTGAATACAATTTTCTCAGAAAACACATCAAAGTATTCATCTTGAATGAAAGGAATAACCTTTCGCATGTAGTCTTCGTTGTAAATCAGATTAGAAAGAATCTTGTGTTCAATCCTGTCGATCATTCATCCCCCTCAAACGAACCGTAACTATACTCCTTAGCAGCACATTCGTCAAGTGCTTGCATAATCTCTGGTGTGAAATACTTATCTGGATCTGCTAGAATAGTCTTTGCATAAGTTTTTACACCATTGATTTCATAGCGTCCACCAGACTTAGTGAAGACACCATACTTCTCACCAAGTTCAAGCAGACCATAGTATTTGTCTAGACCACGATGATCATAGAACAAACGGGTTGATACAATAGAATTCTCTTTTGTGAAACGAGACTTGAATGCCTTACACTTCACAATATTACCAACAACATCTGTACCATCCTTCTCCTTGGACTTAGACAGATAAACGATGGTAGAGGCGGCGTACTTAAGTCCAGAACCCCCTCCCATCTCCTTCATGGGGACGTAGGCACCCACCACATCATAAGTGTGGTTAGTGACGATCAGAGGGATGCCTGCGGTCCCTAGCTTGAGTGTGAGGAGACGGAAGATGGACTTGGTGATCTGTGCCCTAGTCATGTCCCTGGTCTCCTTACCAGCGGTTGCATCCTCCAGTTCCTTGGTGGTAGAAAGCATACCAAGACTGTCCAGAACAAACATCAGTGGGGGACGATCTTCTTTCTTTACTTTCATGTACTCATCAACAATCTTGATTGCTTGAGTACGAAACTCCTGGACAGTAGTAACAGGAACCAAACCAATTCGAGCGGTATCAATGTTCCTCTCTTTCATCATAGATTTGGTAACAGCAGATTCTGATTCAAAGTAAATTACTTCACCAGTCGGATTCTGTTCCAGAAAATATCGCACCATTGAAAGTGCGAAGAATGTTTTACCTGTGCTTGATTCTCCAGCAAGAGCAGTGATCTTATTTGCAGGAAGTCCACCATAGATACTACCACTCAATAGGGCGTTGAATATGTAAGAGCCAGTGTCAATAAACTGGTCGCAGTCAGCACCGACAATACCATCCTCAACGACGCCAGCATACTCATTGTCCAACTCTTTAATTACAGATTTAAGAAAACTCATAAAATACTCCTTGTTAAAATTATTCTACCATCAAACGAAGAAAGATTCAAGTGTTCCTCTCCTCTCAACTTGCCACCCAATGGTTTCCACAACGTTTTTCAACGGTTCGACAAAACTCTTTTCAAACTGTCTGTCGTAATCAATATACTTATTCAGATTTAGTTCTGCAGGAAGAGTTTGAAAATATGCAATGATATTTTCACCAATAGGATTTGGAGTTTTCAAGTAAACAAACTTGATCTTCTCTCCCTCCTGAATCAATGGATATTTATTCTGCAATTTCATCTTGGAAATAAAGTGATTGTACAGAATAGCACCACGAACTTGAATAGGTGTACCCTTCTTGTATAGATCAGCAGAACTTCTGTATTTGTCTAGACCATTACAACCTCGGGGGAATGAAATGTTCTCGATACTTTGTTCTTTTGTTTCTTTACGAACATCATCAATAAAACTGATAAGATCATCGTTCGTATTGTTGATGATAATAGTAAATGCTTTCTTCAATTTGTCTCTGAAGAATGCAGGTGTAGAAGATCTAGCAGTCTCAAGACCCATGATCTTCAGTTTAGGTTTCTCATAACGAACACCCTCACTATCCCACACATTAAGAATATATCTTTTCTTTGCAGTCCAGATTCCACGGTCAGCAATGTTCTCCCGTTTCATCTGCATCTTTTGATCATATGCGTTTACTTTGTTGGCCAACGCTTGGTAAGAACTTTCAATATACTTTTCAAGTTCCATTTGACAGATTTTGTCAAGGAAATTAACAATCTTTTCATTAGACGCCTTTCTCCCACCGTATACAGTTTCGACCACAGGACCCATATTGAGATAGATACTATCAGTATCAGAAGCAATGACATAATCTTCTCCTTCCGTTTTTAACAGTTTATTTAGATAACTATTCATCTTAGTTTCGATCCATCGGATAGAAACCTGACCAGACAAAGTAATTGCTTCCGCATTTGCAATTCGGAAATACCTGAAATATTCATTACCGATAGCACCATAAGCAGAGTTCAAAGAGATCTTCTTTGCCATCTGAATGTTGTTGCACCTTGCAATCTCTTTAGAGAGATCTGTCGATGGTGTGTTTTCATATGCTTGTTTTGCAATAAGCATTTTCTTTTTGAAGATGACACGATCGTTGTACATCTTCTGCATCAGTTTAGGGAGGAATCCTTGAAAGTCTTTCCTGTACTGAGCACCATTTGCACACAAAGCATACTTCTCATCATACAGAACTGGTTCATTCAGAATCTTGTCAACCGTAACTGTAGGATGTTTTTCATCTACCAGAGTTTCTGGTGAGATGTTGTATTGCATAATCAAGTGAGGATATAGTGAGTTAAGGTCAAAGGACACAACCCAATCATATCTACCAGGGATAGGTTCCTTTACATATGCACCAGCGTATGCAGAATCTTTCTTATGTGTAATTTTTGGTGGGACAACAATGTTATCTTTTTTTAGATAATTGAAGATAATATTGTCCCATGTTTTTACTTGCGAATATACATCTTCATAGTTTTCTTTTGCGTCATATGCCATCGTCAAACACAACTCAATCAGTTTCATCTTGTCTTCCATACGGTCAACAAGTTCTACGTCAAGGATGTTGTAGTCAATAAACTTTTGCCAGTTGTTTGTATAGAACGCTTTGAAGTTCTCGAACTCACTGTGATCTAGTTTTTGTTGACCCAGTTCAATAAACGCGATATGATCGAGCCGATAGGATTCTTGGTTTGTATAAGTGAACTTCTTATATAGATCAAGATAATCAAGACAAGAAACTCCACCCAGATCATAAGCAATATTTTTCCTTCCATGGATGAAAAACTCTCTATAGTTAATCAGATTCCACGGGGAAAGAGAACGCATATGTTTCTCAGAGAAAACACGTTCTAAACGCCTACAGATGTATGGGATGTCATATAGATAGACATTCCAACCAGTAACAATATCGGGAGTATTTTGAACCCAGTGATTCAGAAATTTGTCTAGAAGATCTTTCTCACTGTGACAGTATATAAATTCAACATCATCGCGCTGATTATCGTACTCTCTCGTACCCCAAACAATAAGTTTTTTACTATTTAGATCTTTGATGGTAATACAAAGGATAGATTCCGATGCACTTTCTACATCTGGGAATCCATTCTCACACTCAACCTCAATGTCAAGTGTAATGATATTCATCACAGACATATCAAACTTGATTTCTTCCTGTGGAAACTTGTCAGCGATATACTGATACAAGAATCTTTCGTAACCACAGATCTCAAAATTATCAACTTCAGAATACTTCTTGATAAAATCTCTAGCTTCCCTTGGGTTCATGAACCTCACGGGTTTGACATACTTATCATCCAGCGTTTTGAACTTGCTTTCCTTTGGGGATGGTACAAATAGGACAGGATTCATACTGTCCCTGAACATCACACGTTCTCCATGTTGATATCCACGAAAGAGAATTTGATCTCCTACAAGTTGAACGTTGGTGTAAAAATTCATGAATTGATAGATTTCTTGTACAGATTTGATACTTCGTCAGATGGAGTGGATATTGATACAATACGATTTGAGTAGATCAATGTATCAGTTTCATCAGTATACAAAGGCCACTTTCTGAATGTTATTGTACCATCGATGTCAATAATCTCTCTACAGTTTTTTAAGAAACATGAAGGTTCTTCATCCAGTTCCTCTACGTCAGCTACAACCACTTTATTATTAACCAGTTCAATTACATGTAAATTCATAGGGACTCCTAGTTTCAGCTATCTTACCACAAAAAAAGAGGGGCGTCAACTGGTTTTTGCCAGTTGCCCCTCTGCGGCGACGATATTCAATTCTATTTATTCAATATCATATGTCTTTAACTTTTGATGATCTGGAATAATTCTCTTTAGATCAACAATCAACATACCATTAACAAACTTAACTTCTCCAACCTCAACGTCGTCGGATAAGTTGAAACCTCTGGCGAAGGTGCGAGATGCTACCCCACGGTGCATATACTCCTCTGAATTTTCTTCCTTCGCAGACTTGGACTTGATGATCAGAACATTGGATTCTGTAGTGACTTCAATGTCATCTCTAGACCACCCAGCCAGTGCTAGTTCGATACGCCATTTGACGTTCGATTCCTTTACAATATTATATGGAGGATATGAACCACCAGGATTATCCATACCATATGAATGTAACCTGTGGAAAACATCATCAAGACCGACACTGTATTTTCCTACAGCATCAAGAATTTTGCCCATGTCACTGGACGTGTAACGTGTAAGTCCCGTCATTTTATGCTCCTTTGATAAGCGAGTTTGATTGTGTGGTCCCCTAAGGCAACCAAATTTATTTATCAAAATACATAAAAAGTGGTACGGTGCGAAACCCGTACCACGATGTGGTATTTTCCGAATGTAGAGTGTGCCGCACGAAAGACACGTAATTATTTATACTTGACTAAATAGTGTATGAGGGTCTATAATAGACCTGTCGTTCATCCTCTCAGGAGGACGCAAGTAAGTCGCGGAACGGAGCGTTCATCCCATGATACCTGAATTACTTCTATACTCATCATTGTCTTGTACTCAAACTAATGCTATTATGCTGAAGATTGAGGCAGACAAAGACCTTTCTAATACTATTAAGGTAGAGTTAGTAGAAACATTGAAGGATTCTGTCCCCAATTGTGAATGGTATTGGGACGCAAACGACTGAAGGAACGGGGCAAAAATCCCACTACTTCAGGAGTCAATCATGAACACACTTAACCTCATCAAAAAGCAGATCAAAAAAGCATCTGCATTGCATGAAGCACAACTCTCTCACACTGCATATCGTGGTGTTGAGTATGATACTCGTTGTGTTGAAAGTAAGGAAACCCACGGTACATTCTGCTATCGCGGTAAGACTTACTCTAAGTGATTAACTTACTTTACCGAGAGGGTTACAAACCCTCTCTTTTTTTGTACTTATGTAAAAATGAAATAAATGTTAGTGAACAAAGACAAACTGCACTAAATAATACAGAATTAGGAATTGGGATATGAAATGAGACTTGTCTATATTATTTGAACCTGTATGAGGATTGAGTTATGCATAATCTTCTGTCTCGCTCTCAGTTAGATGAGTGGCGACATTTAGAAAAAACAGTGGAGGAAATTGAGTTACAAGAACAGTGGAAAAATTTGGACAAAAAAATCGACATTCTAGAATTAGAAAGTGATCGATTAAACGATTACTACGAATGTTTAATAGAATGCGATGCTCTAGACCAACATGTATGCAAAAGAATATGTAAAGAAATTCTGTTGTAACACCGGGAGAGGGAGACCTCTCCTTTTTTATAGCTAGTAAAATGGAGTCTAGTTATGGAAAAATCAAGATTAAAAACTATTCACAAACACCTAAAAGAAATCCTTGCCGAATTAGAATCAGAGATCTATTCCGACAAGGATTCGTATTTAAAAAATAAAAGTAAGATTACTTTAATAGAAGAAGACGACGGTTATCCTGATTAAGGATTAGCCGTTTTCTTTTTACCAATATTGTACTTGCTCTCTAGAGTCCAATCTCCTTTATCTTTGTAAGATAGAACTTTGATTTGACTCAAGGGAGCACAGTCTTCAATTGCAGAAGAATCAACAATACCCACAAGTCCCCAATCAGACAACAGTTGTGAGATACGATTACGACGTTGGATGTCATTCACAAAAAGATTTGCTTTCTTGCCATCAAGGGCAAACAATTCTTTAAAGTGAACGATATAGTACTTGCCTTGTTTGTGGAGAATATGGCAAGACTGATAAATCTTTTTCTCTTTACGTGACGCTACACCGATTCGAGTA